GCACATAGATCATTCGCAGAAGCGCCTTTTCAGGCGTCTTGCTGATTGCATCGGTCACGGCCTGAAGCGTAAATTCGGCATCGTCTTCGTCGTTGTCATCTTCCTCGGCAGGAGGTTCAACGCCGGTGGCCTGTGCGATCCCATCTTCGGAGAGCCAGCCGGTATCGTCCCAGTATTCGGCGTATGCCCACAGCGCCACGATGTCTGCAAGGTGTTTTTTGATAGCGGTCGCGGAAACGGTGGCTACAAAATCGGCGCGAAGCTCATAGGCGCGGGCAGTGGCTTCGGTCAGTGCCTTTTCGGCAGCATTCTTGCGCTCCTGCTTCCTCTGCTCCTCGCGCTTTTTTGCTTCCTCCTCCGGGGTGAGGGCGGTAGGCCCATCCTTGACCAACAGCGTGATATAGTACGTTTCGACGATGAAGAAATACTCGACGGTATCTGCATCCTCCGGGCGATCCACCTTGACTTCGCTGTTGACATAGAAACTCCTGACAAACTTATAGCCGGTTCTGTCGGTGATCTGCGTCGCGAAGGAGCTTAACTGCTCCACCCACGAAGCCCTGCGTTCTTCCGTAGCCTCGGCGTCAATGGCCTGTTTCAACTTGTACTTGAAATTCTCGGTGCCGATGTATTCGAGAATTTCATTCTTGCGCTGCGGGCTTTTCAGTTTGTCCAGCTCCATATAGTCATACAAGCTGGCGCCGCGCTCCTCGGACCTTTTGAATTTGTCCTTGTCCAGCTCCAAGAGCTTCACGCGGCGTCGGACGGTAGTAGTGGAAAAGCCGGACTTCTCCGCAATGTCCTCAACGGTATCACCCATGTCGAGCATCATCTGGAAGCCCTGCGCCTGCTCATAGACGGTCAAATCCGACCGCTGCATATTCTCGGTGAGCATGGTGCTCAGCTGCTCCCGCTCCGACATCTCGACCACAACACAGGGAAGCTCCTCCAAGCCAGCCAGCTTTGCGGCCGCAAGGCGGCGGTGGCCGATGATGACGCGGTAGCTTTCTCCGTCCCACTTCTTCGTGATCCCTCCAATCAGCGGGACAACGGTGAGGTTTTGGAGTACGCCGTTGACTTTGATGCTCTCGGCCAGCTCGGTCACGTCGCCTACGTCTTTGCGCGGGTTGTCGGGATGCACCCATAACTTTCTGACCGGAATATACTTGATTTCTGCCATGAATTGCTCCTTTCATGTGCCGAGCTTTGCCCCTCGGCCGGGACTGTATAAATATTATTTTGAGTAGCCATTCACGCGGCACCAATGGCGCTGCGCTTGCTTCTTCCGCGCCAACCGGCAGGCCGGGCAGAAGGTGTTTTCTTTGCGCTCGATAAAAGAACGGCCACATCGGGCGCAATGCTGCGGTGGGATTCTGCGAAACTCAGCGCATTCGTCGCAGTTGACGCAGCGATCGCAACCTTTGACTTCATCCCAGTTTGCGCACATGAGCCGTTGCCAGTAGGGGTTATCGTCAATGTCGTTGATGCGCTTGCGAAGAACGGAGCAGAGCATTTCGAGCGTCCGCGTGGCTTCGGTGCGC